CACAAACTTTTTCGCATAGCACAGGTCCATCCTCCAAGGTATGTAAGCATGGAGAGATGAGCAAGCGTACTGGCAATGGTCCAAAGGGTCCTTGGAAGGCATACATGTGTCCTTCACCAAAGGGAACTCCGGATCAATGCGAGCCAATCTGGGTTCGTCGTAATGATGCAGATTGGAATTCATTCTAACCAATGAGAACTCTTGCCCGAGCAGTAGGTAGTAAGGATATCGGTGGCGAACCATTGCCATCGGTATTCCGTACCTTTGATGTTAACAAGGTTGCTATCCGTAGGGCAGAGGTATCTATGATTGCTGGAACTCCTGGCGCGGGTAAATCTACACTATCGTTAGCGATTGCACTTCGCGCCAAAGTTCCAACACTCTACATCAGTGCAGATACCAATGCTCACACGATGGCTATGCGCTTGTTATCAATGATAACTGGACAGTCGCAAACTGTTGCAGAGCAAATGTTAATTGAAAAGGTAGATGAAACACGTAAGATAATCAATGAACACTCCGGTCATATCTTCTGGTCATTTGAGTCAGCACCATCGCTTGATGATCTTGATATGGAGTGTGCTGCATTTGAAGAACTTTGGGGTTGTCCTCCAACTTTAATCGTTGTGGATAACCTTATGGATGTAGCAAATGATAGTGGTGATGAATTTGGAGCAATGCGTTCAACGCTTAAGGAACTAAAATTCTTAGCAAGAGATACGAATGCAGCGATACTTGTTCTTCACCATACGAAAGAATCATATTTGGGAAATCCTTGTCAGCCACGTAGTGCGTTGCAGGGAATGGTTGCGCAATTGCCAGCATTGATTTGTACAGTTGGCAGTAATGCACCCGGGTATATCGCTGTTGCGCCAGTCAAGAATAGATATGGCAAGGCAGATCCTACAGGAGATACTTCCTTCTGGCTTACATTTAATCCAGAAGTTATGGAAGTTGCTGATATACCAGAGCGAATATGAACCCAAAAGAAATCTGGGAACTTAAGCCAGACTATAAACAGTCCATGGACATACGTGGTGAACCCACAAAAGTGTGTCCATGTGGATGTTTTCTTTGGAAACTAATTGTTGAATGGGACGAGGAATCTGATACTATCAGTTCCTATTTTACTGAAATGGAGTGCGCTGCTTGTGGAACTAGAGCAACCACCCCAACAGAGGAGAAACTATGAAAACAATAAACCCATCGCTGTTCCTATTGTGTACTGCTCTTTTTGTGGCTTCAACGCCTCAACTTGCGGTTGCATCTACGATGCACCAAGAAACCCCTATCAAGTGTAGTCCAATAGTAAAAATTAAAAACTCAATGTCTTTATCAAAAAGTTTTGCTAAGACATATGCTCATTCTCAAATGTATAAGATGGGCTGGTCTAATGGCGAATGGAAGTCTTTGCTTAAACTATGGAGTCGTGAATCCCGGTGGGATCCCTCCGCAAAGAATCCACACTCAACAGCATTTGGCATAGCGCAGATGCTCAATACGCCTCATGACTCTACGATTATTGAACAAGTTAATTCAGGCTTGACCTATATTAAACACCGCTATAAGAGCCCTACAATGGCTTTAAAACACCATTATAGGACTGGTTGGTACTAATGACTAACAAGAATGGGAGAAAGGGGTCTCTCTTTGAGACCTCTGTTCTCAAATGGTTACGCACTAAGAGTGTTACTGCAGAAAGATTAACTAAGGCTGGGTCTAAAGACGAAGGTGATATTGTTGTCTTTGCTAATAATAAAACTTACATACTGGAACTAAAAGCAACGAAGGCTATTGCCCTCCCACAGTTTTGGGAAGAAGCAACTATCGAAGCAATTAATTATGCAAACGCCCGCAATTTGGAAAAGATTCCCGATTCATATGTTATAATTAAACGTAGGATGGCTGGAATAGATAAAGCATGGGTGGTGGAAGATTTTGAACAATGGATTAAAAAAGTCACCAACTGTAAGTGTAATTGATATAGCACCGATATTGGAGCATTATGGAGCAAAAGTACCAACGCGTAGAGGATGGGCTAGTATCCGTTGCCCATTTCATGATGATCGTCATTCTAGTGCTACTGTTAATACCAGTGAAAATGTTTTTTGCTGTTTTGCCTGTCAAGTCAAAGGTAACACGTATAACATCATTATGTCGCAGGAAGGGTTGAGTTTTCATGAAGCAGTCAAGTTTGCAGAAAGAGTCTCTGGAACGAGCAGCAAAGTACTATTCGAACGTAATTCACGAGGCGGAGGATTACCTCGCCGAACGGGGAATCAGTCTGGAAATAGCACGCAAGGTGGGTTTGGGCGTCGTTCTCGATCCAGTAACGGGGCATGAACAATATGAAAACAGATTATCGATTCCCTACATTACGCGGACAGGCGTGGTTGATCTTCGATTCAGGTCAATGGATACGTCGGAACCAAAGTATATGGGGCTTTCTGGGGCAAGTACACATCTTTACAACGTTAAGTCTTTTGGGAGAGCCACTAATCAAATTTTCGTGTGTGAGGGTGAGATTGACACGATCACGCTGGATTACGTTGTTGGTCTCCCATCCGTTGGAGTTCCGGGAGTGAACAACTGGAAGAAGCATTACACCAAATTACTTGCTGACTTTGACAGAGTATTTCTCTTTGCTGATGGAGATCAAGCAGGCCATGAGTTTTCCAAATCACTTACTCGTGAACTTGGAAATGTAACAACCATCCAAATGCCCGATGGCGAGGATGTCAATTCTATGTACATTAAGCATGGGGCTGAGTACTTTAACAACAAAGTAAGGGGGGCACAGTAATGCTATTACCCGATAAAGCAGGGGTATTTCATTGTCGTGACTGTGAATATACAACAGATAATGTCTTTGAATTATTCCAGCATTGTGATATAGATTTTACTTGGGAAGTTTACATGGGTGGTAGATATTCCTTTGACCTTTTTCAATTCTTAGAACTCCTAGATGAACTTATTGCTGATGATTCAGGGGATACTGCACGCGATTATATTCAAACCCTTTCACTTGGTTTTGCAAATATATTTGAGGGTGGTATGGATCTTAATGAGTTCTTTCAGGAATCTTTAGTACGCAAGAATGTAAATACTGTAATCAAGAAAATGGAGGATATGCTCAAAGATGAACACGAACAGAGATGAAGAATCACCTCATGCATGGAGGAGTAAGACTCAATTTAATCATCCCAAGCAAGAGGGAAAGGTTGATAGATTTGGATACCCAATCAATCCAAAGCCTACAAACAGTATTCTCAAGAAAGATATTCCAGACCCAACTAACTTTGAGTTAGCAGTATGGGAAATGACCGATGCCCTTGCTGAATTGCTCATCAAGAAGCATAAGGACTATGGCCCAAAGAATATCTCAGATGCTCCGGGTGGTGCTTTGAATGGCTTGCGTGTGCGTATACACGACAAGACTGCTCGTATCAATAACCTTGTAGATTTGAAGGTTTCTCCTCAGAATGAATCTCTTGAAGATTCGTTTATGGATCTCGCAAACTATGCTATAATAGGACTAATGGTACTAAAAGGGAAGTGGGATAAATGAAAATCTTTGGACCATACAAGGGAAGCGAGCAAAATGGTGGCAGAAAAATCTACGTTATCAAGCGCAAAAAGAAAGATGGTAGTACTACTACTACCTCTACTAATGCTGCTCGTTTGGACTATAAAAAAGCAACGGGAAAGAAACTAAAAAAGACACAAGATGTAGACCATAAAGATAATGGTGGTCGTGCCGGACGCGATGGTATAAAGAACCTAGATGTTATGACTCATAGTGCCAACGTGGCAAAAGAGAATAAGCGAAGGGCTAAATCCAAACCATGAAAACAGTTGTTGTTTTATCTGACATTCAAGCACCGAGTCATGATGCTCGTGCGATTACTGCAATTCAAACTTTTGTAAAGGAGTTTAAGCCCGATGAACTTTACTGCGTGGGTGATGAAGCGGATAGTCCAGAGCCGTCGCGCTGGAATAAAGGTAGAGCAATGGAATACGCTGGAACTTTACAAGCGGGTCTCGACAAGACAGCAAACATCATGCAAGGCTTCAAAGAAGCACTCGGAGATAAACCATTCCACACCATGCGCTCCAATCACGGAGATCGAATCGAACATTACATCTCAAAGTATGCTCCCGCACTTAAGGGAATCCGCGCTCTTGAGTATGAAACGTTGCTCCGATACGATGAAAATGATATTACCTATCATGACCGCTTGTGGCAGTTTGCTCCCGGATGGGGACTTGCCCACGGGGACGAAGGCAATCTTATACAGACATCAGGGGGAACTGCGCTTAGCCTTGCGAGACGTACAGGATTATCTATCGTATGTGGACACACACATCGACAAGGAATCCAACATAGTCACACAGGTTACAACGGACAGATAAAGCAACGCTTGTTCGGAGTAGAGGTTGGACATCTTATGGATTTGAATAAGGCTGACTATCTTGCAACCGGAGCAGCGAACTGGCAACAAGGTTTTGGTATCTTGTACATTCGCAGAACGAATGTCACACCTGTTACTGTACCTATCATTGGTCGATCCTTTACAGTAGAAGGCAAGACATACGCGTGGTAGAAGTAGAACGCTATGACAATCTTGTAGCATCCATCGCATACGAATACTCACGTAAGTTTCGTATGGTTGAAGTTGATGATGTACGTCAAGAGTTATGGTTATGGTTCTTTGAACATCCGAATAAAATCAAAGTGTGGGAAGAATTAGATATCAAGTCTTCAACAAAGTTGTTCGCCCGATCATTGCGCAACGCAGCAAAAGATTATTGCCAGCGTGAAAAAGCGAAAGCGGTTGGGTACAAAGTTGAGGACTTGTACTACTACGATAAAGAACTACTTGAGAAGTTACTTCCAAGTGTGATATCCGGCGATAGAACTGCTCCGTCGCTTAATGACCTTGGCTACACCAACAACAAGAAGGTTGTGAGCGAAGGAAACAACTGGTTCGCGATGGTGGCGGACATTGAGAAGGCTCTTGATAAACTTACGCATGAGCAAAAGACGATGATGTACCTTCGCTTCGGCGAAGGATGTACCATTGAAACACTAGCAAAAGAACTATCTATCTCTGTTGATGCAGCGCGTATGCGCGTTAACCGAGCAATGAATAACCTATTGAATTTCCTTGGCGGGAAAAGACCTAGACGTGAAAGAGACTACACAGAGAGAGAGATAAACGATGCGAGAAGCAATGACGATGGACTTGGTTCAGAAGACTCTGGATACGATTCAGAACAAAGTGGGGAATCAGACGTGGAAGAAAGCACAGAGCAAGAGTGATCCGGAGTTCGTACAAGCACTCGAGTTAGTTCCTGTAATCGCTGATGCGCTCACACAGCAAATGTTTCTGTTCTTAAATATATTTGAACAGTATCGGAGTGCGCTTAACGAAACGCTTATCATAAATCCCGATAGCAACGGCGACGTACAAGTGCCCCCAACACAAACTCCTGCCTCGCGTGCGGGCGCGAGCGATGTGTGATTCATGTGTGTTAGGCGTGCGCCTCGCGAGAGATAGTTACTTTCATCTCGCGGTAGACGCACACGCGTCATGCGTGGGTGATACTTGTGTGTGTACACATGATTTGCTGAGTCAGAAATTGGCATAAAAAAAACCCCACGCGCCGTAGCGCGTGAGGCTATTTATCCTTTCTGTGTAACTCTTACCCGATAAACTCGGATAAGAGATACACGAACCCAACTATTATTAACGTGCCTACGAATGAATAGATTATTAAACCTAACGATTCATGCACGCTCAAACTCAAGAAGTCCTCGCGTGGATCATCACTCATTGTGTTCCTTTCGGTTCTCGTGTGAGCAATGATAGCACGGGTAGCAGATAGTCTCTGTCTATCTTGCGATACCTTTGCTCCTCTCTGCGTTCCATCGGGTCATGATTCGCCCAAATGCCAGCAAGGTCTGAGAATTGCAACGAGTAATCTAAACACTCGTCATAAGCGGGACATGCGATACACACATTCCTTGCGCGTAGTGCTTCCTCTGAGTAAGGATTATCTTCCTCGGGAAACCACGCGTTAGGGTTCTCATCGGTAGCACATGAAGCCTGCTGTGTGAACTCTGGTACTTTACTCATAACACTCCTCCATTCGTTGTCCATACCCGATAGGTACAGTATAGGTTATTTCCTTTGCATGGAGCAAAACGCTCCGCTCCGCAGAAACCACACGGATACTCAAGTGGATTATCAAGGTCAAACTCACGCTTGCGCAGATTTCTGTATCTGACTTTCGTGTGATTGTCCTTTTCTGAATACGCGAAGTGCACGCGTACTGGACCTTGTATTTCCCAACCTTGCTCGATTCGTAAGGACTCATCGGGAAGTAATGAGATACACGCGGTCTTAACATCGGACTTAGTTTCTCGCCACGCGAGATCGTTCCATTCATACACTTTTCGATTCATGCGGTAACTCTCCTAGTATAGTCATTGCACAAGCGTAACAGTAATTACGCTCCTTGTGAAAGTCCCAAATAGGAATCCACACCCACACATTGCAACGTGCACAATGCGTTTCGATACACGTACTCATGCGTTCCTCTGCAACGTAATTGTCCTCATCGAAGGGCAATTCTCCTGCACGAAACCGATACTCGCGGGCGCGCTTTAACAGCGCACCCGCTTTCTCATTCTCCCCACACGAGAGAAACTTTTCTGCCTCACGCTCAAACCACATAGCGCGATACGTAAGATACAGGTTGCTAGGCTTGGACATTTTCCGATACCCCTTCCGTGTAATCGTGCCAATCGTGTACAACCACTAAGCCCTTACTCTCAAGATACTTCACGATAGTAAGCGCAACGTCATTGGAAAGATGTTCACGCATAATCGGAGCGTGCCACCATTCCTCTCCGCTATACGTGTGACCGCCACGAGATAGCGCGTTCACTATCTCTTGTGCGGTCACGCTTCCATTAGGCGTGCTTATTCGTACTAGGTGCTGAGTCATTCTGTTGACCACGCTTTCGATACGTTGGGAACTTCCCGCACTTTGTCGGGAAGGATTAACTGTGTTGTTGCATGCGGGATAAACTCCCACATTTGGTACTCGAAGTTATAGCACGCATTGCCTAACCCCTTGACCACCTTATCGTACATAACTGCTGGCATTTCTTGTGCTTCGTAGATGTGTGTGATTTTGTTATTTTCTTTTGGGCGATAGCACAAGCACGCCTCTTTCGTGTATTCACACATTTGGCATGTGCTACACGTAGGACACAGCCATTGCGCCTTCTCCATTTCATACGAGAAGTACACACTTTGGCACATCAAGCACGAGTAATCTTTCCGTTGCGCTCCCGTGTCTCCTACAATAGTGTTCGTGTAATCATACGTAGAAACGTAATCATCATTCCACCAGTTGTGTGAATACTTTGACGTACTCTTGTATGCACTTGCGTAGTAGTTGATGTCGCATGAATCGTTAGACCACCACACGCCAGACTCATCAACCTTGCCCTTGTCCTCGTGTATCAAGTAGCATTGCTGTTCTGCACGCGGATCGAGTGTGAGTACCACAACCTTTGAACCACTCGTAAAGTCTTCGAGTAAGTTTAGGATTTGTGGATTATCAAGCGCATGTGCACCGCCTAATCTCGCTAAGATGTCCTCAGCAAAGATACGTGTGTCGCTACGCTTGTCTTTGTTTTCCTCAATCAACACAGGGATAATCCCGTTGTGTGCTAGGTATGTGTGTGATGAACCCACCATGAACGGGTGGCAATTCTCCACATCAACAGTCCCGTGTGTAGCATAACGAGCATGCCACGTGGCGTATCCTTCTGGATACTTACCGCGTAACTCCAAGAACCTGTTGATAGATTCATCGGCGTTCATTGTGCGCTCCACGTGTATGCGATTCTCCTGTGGAATCACGATAGCAAACCCGAATCCGTCTGGGTTATTGAGCGCGGAGTTTTCTAACTTGTCCCGCGAAGGTATTACATTGGGCGGAATTACACATAACATACACATGATTACGCTTCCTCTCTGTTGCTGTAAGTTTCGGCGTTCACACGCTCGAATGATTCGTTGATAATTGTGAGTAGATTCGGATAAGTTTCCGCATTGTTCACTACGAACGATACGAAGTGTGAC